ACGAGTTGAAACGCTTGCTCGCCGAGCAGGTCGCCGATCCCGGACTGCGACGAGCGAGGGACTGGTTCATCTTCTCGACCTTTACGGGACTGGCCTATGCCGACCTGAAACAATTGTCGGAGAGACATATCACGCAGGACACGGAAGGCGTGCGATGGATACATATCCGACGACAAAAGACCGGCACGGAATCGGTCGTGCGGCTGCTGGACATACCTCTGCTGATTATCGAGAAATACCGAGACGAACGTACCGACGAACGTCTGCTGCCGATTTGCTCCTACCAGAAGCTGCAAAAACTTATGCCACGACTGGGTGAAGTCTACGGAATTGAAAATTTGACATTCCACAGGGCGCGGCATAATTTCGGAACGCATATCACGCTCTCGCTGGGCGTGCCAATCGAAACGGTCAGCCGCATGATGGGACACCGACGGTTGATGACTACCCAAATCTATGCCCATGTAACGGACAAGAAGGTGGACGAAGATACGAAGCAACTGCGGAAATTGTCCGCCAGCCGAAAGCTCGAACTCTATGAAGAACTATAAAAAATTAAATGTATATGACTACATCACCCATAACGATCAAGCACGGGCTGGTAACGATTCGCCCGACCGCCAACGGAGTATGGCTCACGCAAAGTCAAATCGCCGATCTGTTCGGAGTATTCTCGGCTGCCGTAAGCACGAATATCCGAGTGATACTCAAAAGCGGCGTTCTGTACGAAGACCGCGTTGTCCGCCGCACCCGCGGCCGAAACGGAAACATCGTCGAGAGATTCAGTTTCGAAATGATTACGGCACTGGCCTTCCGACTGAAATCCGAAAATGCCGAAGTATTCAGACGATGGATCATAGAAAGAGCAACGACACTCGCTATTGTCTGGAAAGTGCCGACAAGAAGGACAGGATGC